TCAAACAATTTGGGTAGAAGTTACAGACGTAGACTGGGAAGAGAAAACAATGACGGCTGTCGGAATTGATGATGAAGTAGAATATTTTGATGTTTCCCTAGGTCTTGGTTCAGTTGATATAAAGCCAAAAATGGGAAGCACTTGTTTAATTGGTATTATCGAAAATAAAGATACATCCTGTTATTTACTGAGCTGTGATGAAATTGAAGAAATAGATATTAATGTTGAAGAATGTCAGTTTAAAATCAACGATGGATTCCTCTTGAAAAAACAAAACGAAACTTTAAAACAGTTAATGGGAGATTTAATACAGGCTTGTAGAAATATGGTTTTTAAAACCAATTCAGGAATTACAATTGAGTTGTTAACAGATCAAGAGTTTCAAGGGCTTAAAACAAGATTTAATAACTTTTTAAAATAGTTTAAATGGCAATGCAGGAAGCCGCAACAAAGGCAAAAATTAAAACAAAATTATTACAGGCACGTAATAATGTGACTTCAGCAGATGAATCTCTTGATTTAATGGTTGATGCTATTTACGAAGTAGTAAAAGAATTGTTACTAAATGCAGTTGTAGTAGGTATTTGTGGCGGTGCAGGAAGTCCATTAATTCAAGGAAAAATAACTTAAAATGATAGAACTACTACAAGAACCGTTAACGCTATTAATAACAACATTGGTTACAGGCTTTGGCGGTTGGTTTTTCGGAAGAAAAAAATTAAAGGCAGAAACCGAAGCTTCGCAAATTGAAAACGCTGAAAAGCTTTTAAATTATTATAAAAACCTTGTTGATGATCTGGGCTCTCGTTTGGAATCGGCAATTAAGAAATTTAACGATGCTGAAGAAACCATCCGGGAACTTGAAAACCGAATAGATGCATTAACAGACGAACTAAAAAAATACAAACAGCTCAACGGTAAGATACACTAATGACAATAACAGTTCTACATAATCAAACCTTTCAGGATATAGCCATCCAATACACCGGGAGCGTTTTTAATGCTTTCAATATTGCAAGTGCAAATGGTCTGGCTATTTCTGATACATTGATTCCGGGCAGTCAGATAGTAATTCCTGAAACGATTGAGATCACGTCTGATATTGCCAATTTTTACAGTTCTAAAGCCATACAGCCTGCAACGGCTTTTTCGGAAACAGAATTAATTGAAAACCGTGGAATTGGATGGTTTAAAGTAGGACAAACTTTTAAAGTTGATTGAAAATGAATAAAACATTTGAAGAGATATTCGCTGAAATGCTGGCTGAAAAAGCCAATAAAACGGAATTGTCAGAGCTTAACAGCACGTCAAAAGTAAGCATCTGGAGATTATTGCTTCAGGTGGTTTCGTGGGTAATCTACAATTTTCAATCAGCGGCAAATTTACACCTTCAGGAAATCAGCGATCTGATTGCTTCGCAAAAAGTTTTCAATTTAAGAAGATACCGAAATGAAGCTTTGCGCTTCCAATATGGTTTTGATCTGCAACCGGAAAGTGATGAGTTTAAGCCGACTTATGAAGATAACGGTATTGATGTGACTGCAACGGATGAGCAAATTGAAGCTTCTAAAATCGTGAAGTATGCAGCGTGTAACCGGGTAATTGAAAACAGCCGCTCAAAAATAGTGATGAAGATTGCGCCTGCCGATTTAGACGGAATTTTCACTACGGATCAGATGGAAGCTTTTTCAAAATACATCGAAGAAATTGCGCCTGCCGGAGATCATGTAACGATCATTAATTATCTTCCGGATATGCTGAAATTTTCGTTTAAAATAAAATATGATCCTATGGTTTTGAAAGCGGATGGTATGAACATTTTAACGGCAAAATACCCGGTAAATGAAGCGATTGAAACCTTTCTTAAAAACCTGCCTTTTAACGGCGAATTGAGCGTGCAAAAGTTGGAAGCTGCAATAATGGCTGTCGATGGTGTGGAAGATTTGCAAACCCTGCAAATTCAAAGCAAATGGATTGATCCACAGCAAAACGGTTACGGCTTATATCAGCCTATTAATATGTCGGTGATACCAGTTTCCGGACGTTTTAAAATAGAAGATTTTACAGGCTTACAATACATTGTATAATGGATAATATTTTCAATATCAATTTTAAAAAGTTAGCCATCGAATGGATGCCGACTTTCATGCGTAATTCATTTTGGATTGCTTTTGTTTGCGTTTTAATCATTCCTTTGGAAGCTTTGTATAATGAGTTTCTGAAAGCCCGAAAACAGAACCTTATCCGGATCAATACAACCTGTCAAAAGTTTTCAATGCAAAAAAGGCTCAACGATAGATTTGATCCACTGCATCGAAGAATTGAAATCGTAAAAGCGGTTTTGTTTGAAGGAACTTATCTATACACCGAAGCTGAGGACGATCAATGGCGATCAAAAACGCAATGGCTTTACGTTGACAGTTTCCCCATTTACCTTTACACAGAAGCCGAACTAATTTCGGAGTTTGATTTCATTGTTAAAGTTCCACAGGGATTAAATGAACTGCAATTAAAGGCAGAAATAGAATATTATATGCTGCAAAGCAAAAACTACAGATTAGAAATAATATGAGACTGAATTTCAAATTTATGCAAACTGACGGTGTGCCTTTGACGGCAGACTTGATGGATTCAATACAGGAGGCTTATGCAATATTTAATGTTATCGGAAATATTGCCGGACATCTTACCATCTTATCCGGTTGCGAAATTAACGGTACTTTGGTTAGTCCGGGAATTGTGGTCATTAATGGTGATGTACTTTATTTTGAAGGCGGTACGGTTTATCAAACCGTTTTCATCCATCAGGAAGATATTACAAAGGTTTTCAAAAATCAGGTCTCAAAAGTTCTTATCGAAAAAAAGACCGTAAAATTCGGAGATTCAACAACAGTCTATAACTGGGCGGATTTCGTCAGAATAGATACGCTAAAGCAAATTAAAGAAGCTTTAGCTTTAAAGGCGAATCAGTCTCAGGTCGACAACCACGAAGCACGTTTAGCTGTTTTAGAGATGAAAACTGCTCCAATAGTAAACGGCGGTGTAATTCTGCCATTTAGAAAGCCGGCAATTGAAATCCCCGCAGGTTGGAAAGAATGCACAGACACAACCGGAAAGATGCTGCTCCATTGTGATCCGAACGATGTTGATTTTTCAACGCTAGGCGCAACTGTAGGCAATAAGACCGTAACGCTGATCAAAAACAACCTTCCAAACCTTAACACTCAATTCGGCGTTTTGCAACCTTATGAAGGAACGCCTGTAAGTGGCGGTTTTGACGGCGGTGGTAACGTATGGCGTAACAAAACGA